CCCGTCTATGTTGGATGCACCGCCTGCACCGGAAGGTTTTAAGCATCGTTGGATTAGGGCTGAGACCCGTGGGTTTGACGATACTAAAAACATTAGCGCAAAATTGCGTGAGGGTTATGAGCTTGTCCGTAGAGATGAGTACCCAGACTTTGAGGCCCCGGTAATTGACTCAGGTAAATATGAAGGTGTGTTTGGAGTAGGTGGACTTATTCTTGCTCGCATACCAGACGAAACGGTTGCTGAGAGAAGTGCTTACTTTAATCAAAGAAGCACTGATCAGATGCAGGCGGTAGACTCTGATATGATGCGCGAGAACGCACATTCGACTATGACGATTTCTAAAGCAGATCGTCAATCTCGTGTAACCTTTGGTGGCCCACAAAGATAAGGGCACCATTTTTTAATAGGAGAGCCTAATGGCGAATACACTTACAGGTGGGTTTGGCCTTCGTCCTATTGGTAAAGTGGGTGGCAATCCCAATAACAACGCTACGACGATGTATGAGATTGCTAACAACTACACTACTGCTATCTACAACGGGGGCATTGTTGTGCCCGCAAGCACAGGAACAATCATCATTTCAGATCAAGCGATTGCTCCTCTAGGCGTTTTAGGTGGTGTTGAGTATGTAGACTCAGTTACTGGTAAGTCGACACACCTTAATTACTGGCCCGGATCAAATGCAGTGAGCGTTGACACAAATCATCCTGTCAAAGCTTACGTGTATGATGATCCAATGCAGTTGTTTGTTGTTGCAGCAGATGGAACGAACACCGACCGGGCGACCGCGTTGGCAGACGTTTTTTCTAACTGTGACATGGCAAGCGTTAACAACGGTAGCACAGATACTGGTAAGTCAAGCGACATGCTTGATATTAGCTCTGCCGCTACTACAAACACGCTAGATGTTCGTATTGTCGGCCTCTTTGAGGACGAGGGTAATACGGATTACTCTGCTGTTGGTCATCAGTACATCGTTCGTTTGAACGGTCATTTTAACACAGGTGGAACTATTGCAGTTGGCACCTATGCAACAACCGGTATATAGGAGGCTAGAACATGGCTATTTCAAGAGCACAACTAGCTAAAGAGCTAGAACCCGGTCTAAATGCACTGTTCGGGCTAGAGTACGACCGTTACGAGAACGAACACGCGGAGATCTTCGACGAAGAAGCTTCAGACCGTTCCTTTGAAGAAGAAGTGATGCTTGGGGGTTTCTCAACAGCGCCAACTAAACAAGAAGGTGCTGCTATTTCTTTTGACGATGCTCAAGAGACCTTCACTGCACGGTATACACATGAGACTATCGCTTTGGCATTTTCAATCACAGAAGAAGCCATTGAAGATAACCTCTACGACCGTTTGGCATCTCGCTACACCAAGGCTCTGGCCCGCTCTATGGCCCAGACCAAGCAGATTAAAGCTGCGGCTATTCTGAACAATGCGTTCAGCACAGGCGCTTCTGCAATCGGTGACGGTGCAGCACTTTGCTCTTCTTCACACCCTTCACTGTCTGGTAATCAGCGTAATCTGTTGTCAACCGCTGCTGACTTGAATGAAACTTCACTTGAGCAGATGTTGATTGATATTGCTGGTCTGACAGATGAGCGTGGTCTGAAGATCGCTGTACGCGGCATGAAGCTGATCATTCCGAAAGAACTGCAATTTATTGCAGAGCGCGTGATCAATTCAAACCTGCGTTCGGCTACAGCAGATAACGACGCAAACGCGATTAAGAACATGGGAATGCTGCCGGAAGGTGCAGTGGTTAACCATTTCTTGACCGACACAGATGCGTTCTTTATCAAGACTGATGCCCCTAACGGCTTCAAGCACTTCAACCGTTCCCCAATCAAAACTGCAATGGAAGGTGACTTTGACACCGGAAACATGCGGTTCAAGGCCCGTGAGCGTTACAGCTTCGGTGTTTCTGATTGGCGTTGTGTGTTTGGAACACCGGGCGCAGCTTAATTAACCCTTCCTCCCGTGGGGTTTTAAAGGGCGGCTTCACAGTCGCCCTTTTTTATTGTATAGTTTTTTGATCCTGACAGTTGCATTGGGCGACTGACACTAGCCAAGACAGGAGATCTACATGGCTAACACCACCTTTTCGGGTGCAGTCCGTTCAAAAGGCGGATTTACATCTATAAGCGAAAATTCATCCACAGGTGCTATCAGCACTCTTTCAAGCATTAGTTCAACAGGCGTATCTTCTTTTGACGCCAACACTCTTGCAACTGAGGCTGGCACAGGTATCACAGGCGGCACAGGAACTATTTATCGTAGTTCTGTACAGCGCGTGGGCGGTATCATTACAACACGCATTCTTATTGACTTAACAGGTTTGCGGTCCACTGCAAGCGGAGACATCATTGGAGTAAACGGAACTTCAAACGTGTGTCACATCGGTCAAATTACAGCGGCACAAAACGGAACCATCTTGACTGGCAGCATGGAGTGCTTTGAAGCGCCAACTGGCGGAGATCCAGATATCAACGTGCACTCTGCTACAGAGGGAACGGGCGTTGAAGACGGTGCGATATCAAGCCTGACAGAAACTCTTTTGGTCAACGCTGGTGACGCTACATTAGGCAGTAAAGTATACTTTACCGCTGTTCCCGCCGCAGATGAGTTCCTGTATCTGACGCTTGGTGATACAACAGATGCTGATTATACTGCCGGTAAACTCTTTATTGAGCTAATGGGTTACGCAGCCTAGTGGGAGTGAAACATGTCAACAACAGTTGTAACTCCCAAATTCATCAGTGATGAAAATGCGTCAGATGATGATCGCATCGTAACTGCTGCCAGACCTAACACCACAGCGACGTTGGCTAACACCACGTTTCTTGGGGGCGGTGCTCGTAACATTATCGTTACAACAACTGGCACTGGTGATAATGGTAAAACTACCACCATTACTGGCACGGATGTTTTTGGGAACAGTCTAACCGAGACCATAACATCAACCGGAAGTGCTGAAGCAGTTGCTGGGACAAAACTGTTCTTGACTGTTACAGCAGTTGAATGTTCCGCTCAATATGCTGCCAACATAAAGGTTGGTTCAGGGACTTTGTGTGCTGAAGCCATCCAAGGCAGCAACCGGATTAGGTTAAAGGGCTTTTCTATAGTTTCTGGCGGAACGGCTGGAACGATAAGCTATTTTAACGGAACTCCCGAAAGTGGTACGGCGTTGTTTAAATCCAGAACGATAGGGACGGATAACACAACTATTGATAGAACCATACCCGATCAAGGTGTTTTGTTTGAAGATGGTATGTCGGTTCAGTACACGCTTGGAACCATCGACATGATGACTTTCTTTCATGGCTAGAAAAAAAGACAAACAGCCGCCCAAAACTAAAAAGTATTTTCGCTCCACTAAATCTGGAGCGGGAATGACTAAAGCGGGAGTTGAAAGGTATCGCAGAGAAAACCCCGGAAGTAAGTTAAAAACGGCTGTTACAGGTAAAGTTAAGAAGGGTAGTGCGGCGGCTAAACGTAGAAAGTCTTTTTGTGCTAGATCTGCTGGACAGATGAAAAAGTTTCCGAAGGCGGCTAAAAATCCAAATAGTCGTCTTCGTCAAGCTAGAAGAAGGTGGAAGTGTTAATGAAAGCCGACGACGTTTTAAAACTTTTGGAAAAGCACGAAGAAGAGTGCAATAGCCGATATGCTCAAATACAGAAACAACTGGATAAGTTGGATCAACGTCTTTGGGGCATAGCTGGTCTAATTGTAGCTGCGGCAGTCGTGCAGAAAGTGTTCTAAATGACCAGTGCTGTTAGATTAGGGGCAGGAGCATGTCCTGTCCGTGGGAGAGGATCAAGATCAGTTGTTCGCATGAAAAAAGGCGGAAAGGTGAAAAGTGGTGGTAAGATCTGTCCGGAAGGAAAGGCATGGGCTAAAAGGACGTTTGATACATACCCGTCAGCGTATGCAAACCTTGCAGCCTCAAAATACTGTAAAGATCCCAACTACGCCAAAAAAGCCAAAGGTGGCAAGCGAAAGGGAAAGTAAATGTTAACAGGCAGAGCCAAAACTCAGGTTAAAAAAGTTGCTAAAAAGTTAAGAAAAGCCTCCAAGGCTCATGCAGGTCAGGCAAAAACTTTATCCAAGTTGGTTAAGAATGGTAAAAGAAAAAAATCCTAAGAAAGGAACAGGAAAAAAGCCAAAGGGAACAGGTAGACGTTTGTATACGGATGAAAATCCAAAAGATACCGTCTCCATAAAATTTGCTACACCGGCTGACGCAAGGGCTACCGTGGCAAAGGTAAAGAAAATTAAAAAACCTTTCGCTAGAAAAATACAAATACTTACTGTTTTAGAGCAAAGAGCAAAAGTAGCGGGTAAGGCTGAACAAGCTAGGATAGCTAAAGCTGGTAAAGATGCGATACGCAAACAGCATGAGAAGACATAATGGGACAGTTAAAGCAGTGGCTTAAACAAGATTGGGTAAGGATTGGATCAGATGGTTCTATTAAAGGCCCGTGTGGCACTTCAAAAGATAAGAAAAATCCTGACCGTTGTTTGCCTAGGGCTAAAGCAAACAGCTTGTCAAAGTCTGAACGAGCTAAAACAGCTCGTAAAAAGAAAAAAGCAGGCTCAAAAGGTAAGACCGTTGTACCCAACACACAAAAGGCTAAAGTCAGAAAAATGGGCAATGGCGGTGTTGCGATACCAACGACAAAAGCAAAACGGCCTTACAACGGCAAGAATACTCGTGGATCAGTAGTAGCACGGGGATGCGGTGCGGTTATGCCGGACCGAAGGAAGAGAACCACAGGTTCAGTTAGCTAAAGCATAGGAGCGTGAAATGGCTAAAGAATTTATGAGTATGGAAGAGTATTACGCCGACCTCGTCGGTGGGGCAAAGGCCACACCCATGAAGAAAAAGGGCATGGCAAAAGGTGGCAAGGTCCAAAAAATGGCTGGTGGTGGAGCCATGAAAAAGAAGGGTTATGCTAAGGGTGGCAAGGTTCAGAAGATGGCTAACGGCGGCATGATGAAAAAGAAAGGTATGGCTAAAGGCGGTAAAGTCCAGAAGATGGCTAACGGCGGCATGATGAAGAAAAAGGGCATGGCTAAAGGCGGCAAGGTCTAACAATAGTGCCATATCTTCAGAGCAATATTTCGCATTTCAAATGTTGGGTGCGAAGGGAATATACCTGCAATCACCAAAAATATCACGGAGAGTTTCTTCATGCCATGGCGATTGCA